GCACCGCCACCACCAGGAGTTGGTGCATAGCTTGGACGGTACATGTCAAACTTTGGATTCAGTGACAAGTTCCAGTTGTAACGGGGAACAACGAGGCGAGCAAATGCAGATGTAATACGCTTGGCAGCAATCATTTCATCAAAAATGCTTTGCTTCTCGCTAGCATTGTCTAGAGGAGCAGGAGGTGCATCCTCCGTTCCGTATCTGTATACACCAGATTTGGCGGTTGCACTAGAAGTGCCACCACCAATAGATGTTCCAAACGCTGGTGTAGTAGTGGGTGTTGGAAGAATAGTGGTCAGCAGAAGACTATTAGGATAAACGGCAGCAACAACGCCACTCCATCCACCACCAGAGACAGTCTCTCCCACCTGAAACGTTCCGTTTACGTTGAAGATCTCAAGGTATGCATCCCACCTTGACGATCTTCCAACAAAGAAGTACATTCTGGTACGATCTGTGTCGGCATCGTTAACGCCTTCACCTAGGGATTCTAGGAATTGCTTCGCGTTAAAAATCCTAAACTTTTCTGAAATAATAGCTGCCATAGCACTGGTCTCTGTATAGTAAGACTGAATCCGAGTTATTTATATTTATTTATAGGGCGTTTCTTATGTACTCTCCTGTGCCATGGAACTCAATGGGAGTTCCGTTAACGCCACGAGTACATCCTAAGAAACGATCACTTAGTTTACTTGTGTAACTAATTTGCTCTCTACCAACCAAAATTGTTCCAGAAGAAGCAAAGTTTGATGTATTCGCATATACAACACCATTGGTTGCAACATAACCAGGATCTCCTTCTGCTGGTAGATCTGAAGTATCTAGCTGAGTTAGATAGTAATTAATTGATGGATATGCAAGATTGAAGATCCTATTTGGATTGCTTGGATCAAACGTTCCATCAGCATTAATCTCAAAATACTCAAGATCTTGCAGAGATACCTCGGAAATTGGATCTCCAGATAGTGAGAGAATATCACCAGTATCAATAAACTTAGCAGACTCCCATTGAGCAAATCCATATGCAATTGACCCAATAGATGGTGCATAAGATCTGGTTCTTGCAACCTCAACTGTCAACGATGGTTGTGACAGAATTGATCTATCCAGTTCTAGTGTAGTAATACCACTTGATGTTGGTTGAGATTGTGGCATTATAACTTCACCAGTTGAAGTTGGACCAAACAATACATACTCTCTTGATACAGAGAGTGGAGTTGAATCCAATTCTCTCTGAATGATCAACTGAACATCAAACGGAGGAATATTGACAGAAGTAACAAATGATGTCTGCAACTCAATACCAGTAGCAAATTCAAAGACTGTAGTTGCAGTTACTGGAGACTGTTGTTGGATCTGAGATCCAATAGTCAATGTTACTAAACTATCAACTTTTCTACCTCTTTGCTTGATAATGTCATACTGTCTAGCAGTGATAACTTTTGGTGCTGTTGTATATCCAGAACCAGGATTTGTAATAACAATATCAATGATTTGACCACGAGATACAATAACCTCTGCTCTAGCACCACCACCCTGCTGGTCTACAGGAATGAAGTGTAAAATAGGTGGAGTGTCATAACCATATGCAGTTGTTGGTTGAATGATTCCCTCATCAAATAATAACTGCAGATCTTTCTTGTTCCAAGTTACGGAAGAAACTTGACCATTCTCAATAGAACAAGTAACACTCAATCCAACTCCTCTCGTATCTCCATTGTAATTACTCGTTACAATAGAACCAAAGAAGTCATTTGATACATCTTCTCCAGCAAGATAGTTCTTTGGATTAACAAACTGAGGTAGTTCGTTTACTGTTCTATAATCCTCTTCTCCGCTAATCTTGATAATATCTCCTGCATTAAGGTTTGCGAGAAGATTTTTCTTGACGTAGAAAGACTCATCTGCTTTCTTTGTACCATACAACCATTTGGTTGAATTTCTTTGCATCTGATAATCACTATCTTCGTCTCTAGCAACAGTAATCGTGTTGGTAGTGAAGTCTAGTTCATACTCATCACTATAATCAGGTGTTCCAGAGAAGAAAACGGAAGAGTTATCAAGATTTGGATTTATTCCAGCAAAAGTAACGGTTAAGGTATTAGAAGTTGTTGTATATCCTTTGAGGTTACCAATAAATCTCTTGATACCACCAATCTTCTGATATGCAACTTGATATCCATCATATGAGGTGTTATACCAAGACTTCCAATCATCAAATGTATTTGGGGAACCAGCATCACAAGTTAACTCCAACTTGTTATAGTAAGTGTTCCTTTCAAAATCATATAGTGTGATTGTTTGCTCAGTATCTCTACCATAGAGAAGAATGATCTCTACGTTGTTATCAATGAAGATCTTTCTGGTAAATGTAATTGCTGGTCCATTGATTGAGTATGATCTTGTGTCTCTCTGAAGAACACCGTCAATGAATACAAATGCGAATCTAGGATCATCAATAGTCTTTACTTTCTTCTCATCCGAATCTAGAATCAAGAATGGACCACGAGATCCTGATAAAATTCCAGAAGTATCAATTTCACAGCGTAAGTAGTTACCAACGCTATGTGCGAAGAATTTCTCAACAGCAAGTGGTTCCTGTACGGTCTTGGTGTTATCTTCTTGACCCCAAATTGGTGGAGTAGCAAATACCACTTTGTTTGGTACAGATGTTCTATCAATGCTGTATGCAGTTTCATGCTGAAGAACACCACTCAATGCAATAAACAGATCTTCTTTTGGATCTGTTGATACAGGTGTACCATCTTCATAGTAAAGGTCAAAAATAGTATTCTCATTATCAATGTAATCTGGATATGAGACTGCTGCTGTTCCTTCTCCAGTAGTTAGAGTTTCTCTGATGTTTTCATACAGAGAATCCAGTGCTGATGCGACTTCTTCGCATTCTTTTAAGGTTCCATTTACTAGTTTTGGATCTGGGAGAATATTGATATTTGAATACGACCTCAGTGTAGTCCAGTTTCCTGTTGAGTTGGAGTTTTGAGGAACAACAGCAATCCTATCTGGACCACCTTCTAATGTGTCCTCTACAATCTGTGCATATGTGGTAATGGTGCTTTCAACCTCAGCACAGTATGGTGCAGTCGTGTCAATTCTTACTAGAGAATCGGTTACTGGTGCAATGATAGTAGTACCAGAAATTTGATTTTTCATTGCTTGAATCATCAAATCTCTTGCCTGGTTGTAAGCATAGATTGTTTCTCTTAGTTCACCTGCAACATGGTTTAACTTGTAGTTGTTAAAGTATGCATTTGCAAAATCAATAACCTTCTCATTTCCACCATAACGTAAGCAGTAAACAACAGCATCAACAAGAAGACCAGTGTCTCTGAAACAGAAATCCTCTGCTTTTACCCAAGACTCAATGCCAGTGTTCTTAGCAAGAGTTGGTTTCTGATTATTATCAATTGCCGAGATCAAAATACCAAACAAAGTGGTCACAGCGGAATTTACATTAGCACAGTCTGGAACCAAAATAATATTTGGATCTGTGTATGTTCCTCTATTGTTTAGTGCTTCAATACACAACTCTCTTGCATATTCAAATGCATAAACCGACTGTGTTCTTTCTCCATCTAATGCGTCGTGATTGTCAAAGTATTGATTTGTGGCTTCAATTGTCGTTGAGTTTCCTCCACGTGCTGTATCTTCAGCAACAGCAGCGACGATGATCTTAAGATCTCTAGCACACTTATCTGTAGCGTACTGAGTACCAAAGGTTGTTTCAAGTTCTGTGATTGTTTGTGAAACGATATCTTGTAAGTTCTCATAGATCAATCTCCTTGCATCTTTAAATCTGTAAGCAGACTCAGGAACACCAGGATATGTGAAGTTTGGATATTCGTTGTAAATCCTGTGTGTTGCTTCTCTTTGAATGTTGACCTTATTTACTTCAATCAGTGTTGATGCATCATAGAATGTACCAGTATTGATGCCACTCCAAATAAATGTCATCTGTGCATTACCAGATGGAAGAACGCCAACTGCTGGCGTAATTGAATAAGTGTATGGAGTTCCTACTTGTAAGAAAACATTAGGAGCAATCTGAATAATTGAACTGGTAGTGCTCTCGTCTGTAGTAGTAGTTACATTTGTTAGAATAGTATTAACTGATGCATTGGAAAGCGGAAGTGAGTTATTACTGACACGAATCTTTCTTCCATCAAGAATGTTTGTGATGGTAGTTCCCTCTGGGAATGCTCTTCCAGCACTGACCTTCATGCCAACAGCAACATTATCTGTGCTGCTGATAGTTACTTCATTTGTACCAGGAGTCCAAGAAACTTGGCGATCAACGAAGTCCCAGTTACGCATTGCCAATTTAGACAAACGAGTAACATAAGCAAAAGCATCAATGGTTGCTTCCAACTCTCCAGAAATGTAGTCTAGTACACCAGATCTAAAATAAGACTCAACAGCAGCAACTGTTTTTTGATTGCCACCAAATCTCAAATCATGTGCTAGAGCATCAATGATTAAACCAATGTCTCTGTAGCACTTAGATTCTAGATTTCCCCAAGCAAGGGTTGAATACTTATCTTTAACGTATCCAAGAGTCTCTGCCTGAATAAATGCTCTATTTCTTTCTAATTGATTTGCAGAGTCAATCCAAGTTCCACTTCTTTGGAAAATGTTTCTGATCTTTCTGAGGTATTTTTGATTTAGTGATTCTGTCTTGAATTCAAACCATCTACCATAGAAAGTAACGCCAGGAACATTTTGACCATCTTTTGTTGATGGTCCAAGTGGTGGTTCTGCAAAAGTAATTTTATATCCAGATATCGTATATGCAACTCCAGGTTCTTGGAGAATACCGTCTAAAGTAATTGTAAGTGCCTGTTCATTGTATGGTTCTACTAGATTGTTGTCGGAATCAACAATATTGAATGTTCTTGTTCCCTGAAGATTTCCTCTATCCGAAAAATCTCCATCAAAAGAACCAGAAAGGTAAATCTGTTTTGCTCTGATTTCCGATGTATTTGTACTATCTACAGATACAGATCCAACGCCTCGTTCAACATTCAGATTCTTCATCAAAACAATGTTTTGAGAGATAGTTCTCTTTGTGTCAATTACGGTGACTTTATTCTTATCTGGGTCCCAAAGTTGGACAATACTGGTGTTTTTAGTAAATACATCATCACTCATTCTTGACTGTGAAGATGTCTCAATATCAACTTCACCAAACAATTGGAAACCAGCTGGGTGAGTTGTGTCCTTGATTAGATCACGCCAAACATTAATTGGTGTCTTTGATTGTACGACATAAGAATAATCTTGATAGTAATATGAATCAGTGATTCTTTGATTCGCATTACCAATCTTTCCGTAGTCTGATTCATAATATCCAAGATTATCAAAATATGTTTTAATTTGTGGAGAAAACTCTGTATAGTCAATACTTTCAATAGTCGCTGTTTTATTTCTGGAAAGACCAATTAGTTCTTGGTTTTCTCTAAAAATACCTTGTACTCTATCAGCAACCAAGACATTAGATCCCTTTCTCCATGAAGTAACTCTTGCTCTAGCAACTTCAACACTACCAGATCTTTGTACGATAGTTTCACCAACAATGAAAGCATCTTTCTCAAAATTAGACACCACAAAGATGTAATTTGATCTGAACGATGATTTCAGAGTTTGGTCATTGTGGAATGCTCCACCATTGTTGATGATCTTAACATTTCTTGGAATACCAATATCAGCACTCTGTAAGAAACAATTAACTGAAGATTCTGCAATTGTAATAGTTGGTGCTGCTGTATATCCAGATCCAGCATCATCAATGATGATACCAGTTACTTTTCCAGCATCAACGATTGGAGTCAAAGAAGCATTTCCTTCCACAACAACAATTGGAGATGTGTAGTCACTACCAGAAGCGTCAACAGTAACACTGGAGATTCTTCCATCTTCAATCTGACATGTTGCTTTTGCAAGCAAACTTTCGGTTGGAACGATTCCCCTAACAATAGGAACTTTCTTATAATCTCCACCAATATTTGTAATTCTTACCGATTCAATTTGACCAACTGAGAATGGAGACTTAGAAATATAAGTCATAGAACCACTACCATCATGTGGTGCTGCAGTTCCTGTTGAGTATAGAACAGAGTCTGAAGTCACATACAGAGTAGTTTTTTCTCCTTGTAGTGGATCATTAACAACATTAAAGTAAGATCCCTCAGAAGAAACATTTCCATTCTTATCAAAATAGAAATATCTAACAAATGGAACTTCTACTTTTGTTGTGTAATTATTTGATACAATTCTAGATCCAAATCCCAACTTTAAGTCAACAATGCTACCAGAAGAAGTTTTCTCTGGGGTTACTAAGTTTAGATTGATGCTTGGGGAGATATCAAAATTAACACCACTCATAGAAGAGTGTGAAACATCAAAACTGTATTTGTAGAACTTCTTAACGTCAATGACAGGATTTCTTGTGAATGTAACGTTATCTTCTGAGAATTCAAATAAGAGTTGTGGTTCGCCAATGCTTACAATTTTTACTAGTCTCTGATCAACACTCTGATCAAAGAAGACAGAACCCAAAGACAATTCATTAATTGATGATAATGTTTGGGCATAGTCATAAACGAATACTGCTTTTTGTGTTGCTGGATCATATGACAGAACAATAGCATCTGCTGCATTAGATCCAATCTGATATCCAGTTGCTAAATTGTATCCAGGATCATAAACCGAAACAGCAGCACCATTAAAGTGATCTACGGCACTGGTATTAAACTGTGCTCTTTCTACTGTAAGGGCATTATCAGTTCTTGAGATTACTCGGACAATTTCACTGCCAATTCTTAGGTAATCATTTGCAGTGATACCAATACCACTATCAAGATTTAATACTGCATTTTGGATGGAAAATCCTATGTGGTCAACACTAATCTGCAATCTTGGTGTTGTAGCATCAGTTTTTGTGAGTGCAGCATCACCAACTGTCAATACATCAAACTTGGAGTATCCAGTTCCTTTATCTGTAATGGTAACACTGGTGACAGATCCAGATGCAGATACAACAATAGTTGCTTCGGCATCTTTTCCAGTTCCACCAGATAGTGCAATACCAGTATATGTGTTTGGTGTATAATCTTCACCACCATTCAAAATGGCAACTCTACCGACTCCATCATCGCTGAGAACCCTGTCTACACCTGGGGTTTCAAGGGTCGCTTCTTGATATACTCTCTTTCTTACATAGTAAGTTGTGTTTGTTGTTGCATCGTCTGGATTGATGTCAACAGTAATTTTTTCATTGACACCAACACCATGTGCATCAGCAGTTCTCAGAAGAGCTACATTATCAGTAATTCTGAAAATCGGAAGATCTTTACTCAGTGGTGTGAGTGAAAGAGCTTTTGAACCAGTTGTGTTGATCAGATCAGAACTTGTGAGGAAAAGATCATCAGATACAGTAAATACTCCAGTTATGACCTTAACTTTTACCGTATTTTGTGCAGTGGTGACTTCTAGAACCTCTCCAGTCGCTACTGGTGCATTGACACCATCTGATAGGGAAAGAGTAGCACCTTTTGTATAAGAAGAATCTTTATCAAGTAGGATTGACAATACTAATGTTGTTGATGAAAATACTTGAGAAGAATCAAAAGACCCAGTAACATTTCTGATTGCTAGTTGGTTTGATGTGAATACATTACCAACAATTTCTCCAGTAGCACCTGTTCCAGTTTGAATAATTGTGTCACCATCAAATAGATATGCGTCTCTAACGAGATCAATGAGAAGACACTTATTTTGCTGAGACTCAATGGCATTAACCTGTCTTCCTTTTACAGATGCAACTTCGCCTTGAGCACCAGATCCACTGGTTTGGTTATCATCAATAATCAATTGAGATCCGACAGAGTATACAGATGTACTACCTGATACTGTTGCAGAGGATACACTTCCTCTGACAACATCTTCAATAACAGCAATTGTCAGGTCACCATTCTTGTCAATATCACTTGTTCTCAGACGATTTGCATTTACTGGCAAATCATCTTGTGAGATTGAAGAATTGTAATTGGAGTCTAGTGGTAGGGAATAGTAGTTTTCACCAAGAATGTAAGGAAACTCAGGGACGTTAGTAGCACTAACAGTCATAAAATATGCATAGGTTCCTTGTGGAAACTCGGGTGTAACGCAGAATCTACCATTGTTTTGATCTAGAGAACCAGATCTATCATTATAAGTATAGTCATTAATAAATGTTCCTAATGGATAGGTAATAGTATTAGGACCATTGTTTCTAGAAATGTTCTTTACATAACTAGTTGTCATTCTGACAACAGAACTAGATGGGTTTAGAGCATCCGAAAAACCATAAGGACCATAAATGGGATTGCCATCATAAGCAAATCCAAGAATAGGAGAGTGAGAAGATCCATTATCACCTGCTCTTAGTGTAGATGGTGCTGCATAGTAAGCATATCCAGTTCCACGTGATGGAATATAGTTGGTGAAGAAATGTCCATTTTCGGAGTCTAAAACGGAAGAAAACCGTTTATACCTATCTTTTCTCCATACTTTGATGTCGGCAGTAGCAGATGCACCAGAACCAACAGCAATAATATCTACAACTACATTCTCTTGTGTATAGAAGCTACCACCACTGACTTTTGTAAATCCAGTAATCTCACCAGATGTTGCAATCTCAGCAACATAATCAGCAAAACGTCCCTTGCCTGCATTATCAGTAATTCTTACTTCTGGTGGAGAAGAATAGAACTCGCCTACATCATCAACAACAATGCTAGTGATTTCTCCGTTAGTAACAACAGCAGTTGCCTTTGCATTTCTACCAGAAACGATCTCTACAGTAGGAGTTGCTGCATAGTTACCTGGGGTATCAACAATAACAGACTCAACAACTTGACCAGCAAGTCTAGTTCTTGCAAGGTTTGCAACGCCATCAATCAGAACGAATGGTTCTTTTTGATATCCTCTTCCCCTAGCAGTTACATTAATTTTTTGAATAGGACCATTCAGAACAACTTCCTCATCCTTATAACTTAAGAATGGAATGCCATTTGTAGCAATACCAACATCTCGGTACTTAGTCTCATAAATCTCAGTTGTTGAGATTGGATTCTTTCTAATGATTCTAAGTAACTTCTGATCCTGAACATCTGCAGGAACAGTAGCAGATGCAGAGATGATATCGTGAGAGGGGAAACCAGACGAAGTGATGTAGTATCCTTCACCGTCTTCAAAGATTGCAGATACATTAGAATTTAAATCTGCAATAGATGCTGCAACACCAGCCTGATTTGATGAGAATGGAATGGACGAAGTAGTCTTCCATCTCAGATTATTTTGTGCATCAAAGATTTTGACATCATTTGTCAAGAATCCTGGTTCTGAAATCTCTAACCTGTCACCAGGATTTGAATATGGGTGCTGAGAGGCGGTTTCTGTGGCGTATAAGACGCCATAAACCAGCATAGTCACACCTGCACCAGAAACGTTGGCACCATAGGTTACAGACGATCCTACTGGGTGTGTGCCAGTTCCTGTTCTGGACTTAAGGATAAACTGATTTACATTCTTATCCTCAAACGTAAATGTCTCAGATCCAATCTTGAATTCTCCAGTCTTCTTCCATGCCATTGTTGAGAAGACATTGATTCTGTCACCAGAAACAACAGAAGCATCAACTTGTTCTGTAAGTTTGGTTCTAGCAGCAATAGAGAATGTTCCGTTGACTGATTGCTCTGACAGAATTAACTCATAAAGATCTTCGCCATCAAATCTTCCAGCATATCTAACGTTATCAACAACAGCAGCGGCATAGTTGCCAACCACATCCTGAACGATTGTCTTTCCAATTAGATCTTCTACTGTGCCAGAAAGAACTTTTACTTTCAGTGCATATACATTAATCCAGTTTGAATCCGAAGACTTTAATGTAAAATCCTTAGGATATGAAATCTCTGGTTCTGGGTCAGAATCAATTAATGCTTTAAATAAAAATTTAATAGAACTATCTGTACCTTTTGACCTGTAGAACGATCCGATATTTTTAATTAACGTTCTTTTATCAATATCTTTTTTGAGATATTCTTCGGGGAAATCTGCTAGGTACTGACTTTCAAAACTCTTGATAAAAGCATACAAAAATAGGTTGCTGATATTTTGAACTGTTGATCCAGCAACATGATCAGCAGACTGAGTGGTGATAAAATTACTTTCTTTATATAAATCACCGATAGTGGTGTTTCCACTTACACCACGACTAACTTCTAAAAACTGTGTATCTGTTCTTTGATGATAAAAACAAATTTCATCATCAATTTTGATGTACCCACCATTCTTTGGAAATGATGTTGCATCATCAACTGTAATAGTATTATCGGTCTTCTGAATAAATCCAGTCAACGTTGTTGATTGCTTGAGAATATTCTTCTCATAGAAATCAATATTACGATATGTTTGAATATTAGAAATGATATCCAAGGGTTGACCTTGGATTTCTAACTGCTCATAGTATTTCTGTATAAACTTACTAAAAAGTTCATACTCTTCATTAATGAAGTCTGGTAGTTGGGACTCAACTAGAAATGAGATTTTATTAGCAGTCTTAAGCATCTACTACTACTCTTTGTATGCTACAAATTTACTCTTTGATATATCAACATCCAGATATACCTCACGCTTTACTTCAATATCTTTATTTGCAGGTTTGACTCTTAGTTCAACGCGGTTGTCTGAGAATGAACCTTTTAGAATAGTGAAGTCATATAACATAATTTCACCCTTGGCATAATCAATATCGCCAATAGAATCATTCAGGAGAATTTTTTCTCCAGTCGTGGGATCTAGTCTATATAGGATCATTTTGCCAGATCTATCCTCAAGATAGGTCGTGTATTCTGGGTACTCAAAGACTGTCATTCCAGTAGAAGAAACGACAGGTTTATCGCAATCTTCTAAGAATGGATTTTGATAACAAATCTCATAATATGAGGTAGAATTGATTTGTGCATAGAAATCCTTCCTCATTGTAACAGTGGTGCTATTTGAGTTGATAGCACGATCAGCACCGTCAATTACACCAACAAATTTACTGTAACGGAACTTTCCATTGAACTTCTCTGTTAAAGAAGTATTCAAGTATTCAGAAATACCAGAGGATACCTTTGCTGCCACTTGAGTGGGGAGTAGTGTTGTTCTAGATCCATCATAGTAAATTGAACTATCAATCTCAATATAGAGAATTGAAGGATCAATAAATTCTGGTTGAATGGATGCAACCGTGTATTTTCTGAGTTCTTTCTTTAATTCTGTTTTTGTGTATGAAGAAAGACTTGATGCCTCGGTTGGTTTCACTGCAATAAAGACTTTTCCATATGCAGGAGGTTCCTGATCTTCTCCACCAAAAACAATGATGTCACTAACTGCTGGATAAAGATTTCTTACAATAGCAGCATAATCATTAGAAGTTACTGCTCTATTCTGTGAACTATAAAACTTGGGGGCATTATATTTGATTTTTGCAATGCTTTCAATGTCAGCACCACCACTTGCCTTATCAACTGTTGTAATTGCTACATTAAATGGTACGTTAATGTTAATGGCATCGCTATCAGTTACTTGACCATTAAAATTAAAAGTTTTAGCACCATTCGTTACTTCACCATTGGTAACAATATAAGTCATCTCTACGACTTGATTATTGTCTAGTTTCTTGCCAATGATACCATCACCAAAGAATACTTCATATCTTTCATCTTCAATCTCACTGATGAAGTATACTTCGTCTTCTGCACCAATATCTAAGATGTTATTAGAAACCTTATACTCTTCAAAGACATTTGAGTTTGCTGATTGATAAACTCTAATCTTTAAGGTGCTTAAATCTACTGATGGATTATTAATTGTAAATTTTTGATCTTTTAAAGTTGTGTTGACAACTGTTTTTGCAGTGATAAAAGATCCTTCGTAAATTTCAAGATCTTCAAACGTTGCAACACCATTGACAACGGGTGCTCTCCTATCTTCATTCAGAACAAAACGATATAGAGATCCGTCGTAATTTGTAACAAATCCAGAACCTGCTTTGAAGATTACTGCATCGGGAGCAGTTCCTGGGAAAGTAATTGTTGTGTCAACAACTGCTTTTGGTGCTGTTGTTGACTTGGGATTGTATCCGAGTTGTTTTGCTAGTGCTACTACGTTATCTCTCAGAGTAGCAGAATCCAAAAACAACTCATTAACCACCATGTTCGTGTTGAACGCAGTGTAATAAGTGTTATATGCTAGAACGTCTAATAGTTGACTCAGTGCCGAAGCTTCAAAATCATAGTCAACAAAATCTGACTGAGATCTCATGTACTCTTTCAGAGCCGTTTTGATATCAGCAAAATCTAGATTGTTTAACTGAGTGTATGGCATTACCTTGTTCTAACTAAGAAAAATTCTACCGCAACAGGTGGGAGATCAGAACCTCTGATTTCAAAAGTCAACTCAACATCAAAACCATTGTCATCAAAGTTTGGTGTTGTTGATAATGATAAAATTTGGACCCTTGGTTCAAACGTATTGATGGTGTATCTAATATTAGTATTGACTTGACCAGCAGTAGCATAATCCAAGGGTTCAAACAAGAAGTTCCTAATGTTTGACCCATAATCTGGATTAAACAACTTCTCTCCCTTATTTGTTAATAATAAATTAACTATCGCCTGTTTAATTGCAGCATTATCCTTACTGACAACAACGTCATCAGTTACAGGATGCTTCTTGAAAGCAACATTTACATCTCTAAACGAGAGTGATTCTGCCATTAAACCTATACGAAGTCACTAGTTATTTAGTGTCTTCGTGCCAACGTTCTACAAAGTCGTCAAAACCTCCAGCACCCCCACAGGGGCGACTTAGGCGGTCTTTGGGAATATCGTATAGTTCTTCCTTTCTCTTGTTACGATTACGCTTTGCAGCAAGATCTAGATACCTATCAGCATCTGTTTCAGTAATCAGTGTCATTCCTTCATCAATAAAGTCTTTACTTTTATCAACTGGTGAATTGCCCATCGGTTTTCCTCTATACGATATACTTCGGAGATTTCGGCGTTTCGCTCCTCAGAGTTATTTACCCTGACCACGATAACGCTTCTTAGCACCATTGCGACTGGTTGCAGAAAGCTTTGTATGCTGCCCCTGTCCTTGGCGAGTCTTCTTTGGCTTAGACTCAATAATCTTCTTACCACTCAGACCAACTTTTGCTCGTGCCATAATTTCTTAACTAATAGGAAGTTGTGTACCAATTTTGATTGTAGGATAAAGTGTCGGAGATGTCAACCCGTTCTCAATGATCGGTCTCGTCGGTGGCACGGTCGGAGGAGCAGTGCTCATCTCATCCCCCGCCACAGGCACGAGTTTGCCCTCAAAGAACACTGT